TTGCTCGCCATTTCCGCTGCGGGGGTTGCCGAGCCAGGAAAAGGCGCAGGGCTTAAGACCCTGTCCCGAAGGGGTCCGAGGGTTCAAATCCCTCCCCCCGCATGCAATTCTTTAGTTGAACAATTTGATAGGTTCTCTAAGTCTATCGACCTGAAAGACATTTCTGATGACGAAAAACACCGATACAAGAGAGCCGTGAGAGAGTTCCTCGAGGCATGTTCATACGATTTAGAAGATAGCCGCATAATTATTTATATAAATGAAATAAAACAGCAGTTCAGCCCACGAACAGCCAGAAAGCGCCTGATATACATTCGTGCATTCCTCAAATTCGTAAATCACCCACTCGCCGAGCACATCGAACTGCCAAAGATACCGAAACAGAAGAAGATCGTCGTCAAGCCCAGAGACATAAGACAGATACTCATCGAGGCGGACAGTAAGCTTAGAGAGAGGTACGCTTTGAAAGTGAAGTCCGCCACGCTTTTATCCGCCACGTCCGGAATAAGGGCCGAAGAGCTGTATCTGCTGACCGTTGATGACATCGATCTCGAAAACAGAACGATTTACATCAAAGCTGAAATAGCCAAGGACTATGAAGACAGGGTTACCTTCTTCTCCAGAGAAGCTCAGGAAGTTCTGCAGGAGTATCTGTCCGTAGTTAAACCTGACAAACTTCCCTTCTCCAAGAAGTCTCTACTCTACCACTTCGGGAAATTAAACACGAGTTTGAGAATGAAGCACATGAGGAAGTTCTTCAGCCAGCAGAGCGACAGGTTGGGGATGCCAACGGCAATTAAGAAGATGCTGATGGGCCACTCGATGAGGAACGACGTGGACCTTGGGCACTACGACTTCCAGGATGAGGAGGAGCTGAAAAAAATTTACGACAAGTATTGGAAGGACTTCAGGATTCTCGGCTGAGCAGGAGCCTCTCCAGTCTTTTGACTCTCTTTTCGAGATCCGCGATCCTCTCCTCAAGCGTCGCCGTCCGCTTCTGCGTCTTGTCTTCCTTGATCTTCAGCTTTTTCTTGTCTTTCCTCTCCTCAAGCTTTTCGACGATGTGTTTCTTCTTCATATCGCCTCAACCTCGCAGGAGGCCTTAAGCCCCAAATCAACGAGCTCAAACTCAAACCTGTAGGTGTCCGCTATTTCCGTGCTGAACGCATATTGGGCAACTGCTGTATAGTTGCCGGCGTCGGAAAGTGTCAGGGTGTCTGTTGCTATAAGTGTCCTTGCTGAGTCATACACAGCTACGTTTACCTGCCATGTGCTAAGTTTCCAGTTCTTATTGTAGCTCACTATTATTGTTGCTGAATCTACTCCATTTGCATTAATAATGCTCTTGTCTGGGTTCGCTGAAAACTCATCGATCAGCTCCCTGTCGGCTTCGTTGAGGGTCAGTGTTATCTCATCTATTTGTCCAGTTCTTACATTATATATCAGCTTCTTAATCATTTAGACCACCTCATACATTAGTTAGTTTGAACAGCCAAAACTTTGAACCAGCCCCGATAAATGCTCCGAATGGTTGCAGTAAGTCTATTTGTGTCACATTAGCCTGTTTTTTCCAGCCAGAGCCATAATGCACAATACCAATGCCATTAGACATAGCTGTAGAACCTATGACAGTTACGAAAGTGTCTGTTCCTATAGTTATACCTTCGGCAAGTATCAGGACATATCCAAAGCCATAGCCACCATTACCACTTGCGAAGGCGTCTGCACCAGCAATTCCAGTAGTAGAGTTGTATGACTGGTAACCTGATGAAGACGTTCCACCTACAATCATCCAGTAGTGATAGGCATAGTTTGCTAATGTAGTATCACCATTAAATCGCAAGTAAAATCCTCTGTCAGCAGTAGTGTCCGTATTGTATATTGCTGCTATTAACATATAGATTTTGTCTACATCACCATTAAGCCCGGTAAAGCTAATGCTCTGGACATTCGTAGTGACGCTGATAGATGCCACGTGCTCCCATGCCAATCCAAAGCCAAGCTGACTGCTCGCCAGCCCGAGAATCGGATCCGCTCCGCCCGCCAGGTGGGTGTCCGCATGCGCTCCCCCTCCACCGACAGAGTCCCATGACGTTCCGTTGTCCCTGTAAATCTTGCCCGTGTCCGTCGCGATGAACAGCCTTCCCGCCACTCCCGCCGCCGGGAGGTTCGCCTCCACGTCCTGGATGACGTTGTGGATCCCGTTCAGCACGGAAGAGGCGTGCGAGTCAACCCTGCTTTGCGCATCAGATTGAATGTCCGCAAGATGATAACCATCTACCGCATCCGCGTCGTCCACAATCCCCCTGAGCTGGGAGTCATACAGCTTGTTGTAAGCCCCCTCCCCGCTGAGCTTCGACTTGATGAAGTTCCAAAGCCAGGAATTCCTCCACCTCGCCATCAGTTCTGCACCCCCACAACCTTCTCAAGCTGGACGGTCGGCTCGTATCCTGTAGCAGGAGCGACGGAACAGTAAGCGTAAAGCCTGATGGCCGAGATCTTCTCGTTGCTCGTTATCTTGTCCATCACGTCAACCAGATAGTCGTCGAAGCTCGCCCCTTCCGCCACACTTTCCTCAGCGTCGAGGAGATCAACTTCGGTTGCCCCGTCCGAGAGCAGAGCACGAAGCATGAAGTAAAGCGTGGCTCCCGAACCCGTCGGATTGCTCGCCACGACGTGGATCGAATCGATGAAACCGATGAAGTCATTGTCCGCCGTTATCTCCTGCTTCAGCGTCAGGGCTGTCTCAGTCACGGTCACGCCGGAAGTGAAGCCCTTGTTGAGCGTCCTTCCACTTAATTCCTTGTTCAGGTTGGAAATGTCCTGCGAGACGGAAGAGTTGAACCAGTTATCGTATTCCGCAATTGGCTGTTCGCCGGCAACATATTTCGCGTCGCCGGCAGGGGGCTCTACGCCGGTATCGTCCCAGCGTGATTTCTGAGCTATAGCCATATCAGACAAACCCCAAGCAGACTTTAAAAAAGAGATCAGAGAAGTCCGGCATACGTTCCGGCATTAGGATTGCTGTTCGCGAGGTCGTTGTAGCCCTTCGTCGGATCGGAAACGTCATTGATTGAGCGGTATGTGAACGTCCCGAACTGCTTCGTGTCAAGCCTTACGCCCGCCGGCTTTATCGCCTGAAGTAAATCTTTGAGCTCCTGAATCGTCAGCCCCGCGTTGTTCAAGTCTTGAAGCCAGACCCAGACCTCGAAGAGTGCAGGCTCAATGTCATACCTGTCCAGAACCCTGACCCTGCTTGTCTTGGTCTTCAAAGCCGAGGCGACGACTTCCTTGATGTCCTTGATCGTCGTCATTTCCGTCAGCTTGCTGAACGCTATCTTTATCCTCGCTCTGAAGTGCTCGTCCGTCTCGCCCTGCTGTCTCCTCACGTTAAAGAGTTGTCCGATATAGTCCAGGCTCTTTCCGCTCGCGTAATCGACGAAATGGGCGTTTCTGACGTTTTCCGCCTCCAGCTCAATGTTGCTGAATTCCGAGTCGAGGATCTTCAGGAGCTTGTAGTTGTTCGAGTCCGGATCCTTGCGGAAGGCGGTCGAAAGAAGCTTGACGAGCTCGTCAACAGCCATATCAGCTCACCGTCACGGTTATCATCGTGTCGTCCGTCTGTGCGATCTCAGTGTCCGCTATGGCTATGTTGCTCGTTCCTGCGGGAGGGGAGGTTGTGTCTATCTTGACCGTGGCGTCCACAACTCCCTGAATGTTCATGACCGACGCGAGGACCTTCGCGTAGATCACGTCCTCTCCGATGTCGAGGTTGTTGATGTAATCCTTCACAGCGTCGATAACCGTCTGGGTGTCAATTGACGTTCCGTCGCTCGTTATCTGCACATCCACGTAAATGTTCACGACTTTCGGCCTGCTGAAGTAGATCGTGTAGGCGTTGCCGTCCTGGTCGTAGGCTGTCGCGGAAACGTCGCCGTACGGCTGGATTCCTGCCGGCTTCGCATCGAATATTGCCTGAGCTATATCGCTGTCGGCCCCGCCAAAAACGAAGACCCTGAAGCTCTTCGGCGGAAGTCCTCCCGTTGACGTGTAGTCGTTTATTGTGTCGTTCTCCTCGACCCTTACGGTCTTGACCCCGTCAACGGCGAGAACGGAAGCCTTAATTGCCTCCACGGTCGCCTTGCCCTTCGAGGCGAGAGTGTTCTTTATCCTGTACCTCAGCTCCTCGTCGGTTTCCGCGTCCCTTCCCCCCGATGTCGGGTTCGCGTTGTTCACGGACTCAATCCCGCTGACAGGATCAACGATTTTCGTTATGGTGTTCGCCGCGACATTGCCCGAACTGCCCGCCTGCTCAGCCTCGATGGGGGCGTCAACTGATGTGGATCCTGCTGAAAGCGTCACCGCCTGAGTTGTCCTGAACGTCACAGAGCCGTCCGAAGTGGCCACTCTTGTACCGGCAGGGATTGTTATGTCCGCCGTCGCTGGAGTTGATCGGGAGAACGTGACGGTTCCGGTCGCTTTTGATGCCGGAGTTCTCACGAAGCCGACGAGTGCGGCTATGTTGTCGAGGCTCTGCCCGGTTGCGAAGTCGATGTAGCCAGCGTAATACACATCCTCGAGGAGTTGCCAGAGTGCATCTTCTCTTTTCGCGACCAGCCTCAGGAACCTCAGAAACCTTGAGTTTTCGCTCAAATCAATGTCCTCCCCAAACTCCTGCTTTGCGAGAAGCTTCAACTCATCCATAATGACCGAAAACGGCTTCGGCACAAACCCATTCGCGGTAACACCATACGTCATACGACCACCTCAGCCGAGATTTTACTCCCATCAAGCGTGAGATACAGCCTGATCCTGACTTTCCTGTCGGAATCGAGCTCGGAAATCTCTATCCCGTCAATGGACTTGATCTCATCGTATCCCGCGAGGGCCTTGCGGACCTCATGCTCGATAAGTGTCCTGTTGTATCCGCTCCGCTTGATCTTAAGCCAGTCCACACCGAAGTCCGGATCGAACGGGTCGCTTCCCCTGACTGTCTTGAGGATGTGCATGATGTGCTGTTTAGTCCTGTCCGCACCTTCGACGGTTTCGAGCTGTTTGAGCTCGTTCACGACTATGTCGCCGTTGTCGTCAAACTTGAAGTCCCAAGTCATGAGCATCTCCTCCTGACCTCAACCAGCGCGTTGCCCCTCGGAATTTGCATGACGAAAAACTCGCAATCTTTGAAGCACGCCTTGACCTTCTCGACTACATCCTGCCTACAGGAAATTATTATAGAACCGTCAGAGCAGTGCCTAATCCAATTCACGCCTTCGATGGCCCTGACTTTATCCATGTGCGGAAAAACGTCACCAGACTTTAAAAAATAGGAAAACTCAGACTCCCGGCGGATGCCAGCTTCCGCTGTCCGCAGAAACTCCCCTGATAGTCTTAAAATCGAGGTCCCCGTCTATGTAAACGTCACCGATGATGTTGATCCTGTCGGGATTTATGCTCGGAATCGAATCGGCCAGCGTAAACAATCCGCCGAAAACGAGGGCGTCATTGATGTTGAACCTCAGAAGCTCATTCACCGCCACCGTGTCGCGGTTCTTAAGCTGTTCCTCCAGCTCGTATTTCGAGAATAGCACGAGGACCACGTCTCCCTCTCTGAGCGGGACATATATCGTCCCGACCGAACTCCTCAGGCATGCGATCGGGACATCGAACAGCTCGATCTCGTTGCCCTGAATCTTGTGCTTCAGCTTGACATTGCACCGAAGCCTCGAGTTGTCAACCTGCGTGACAATTCCGAGCGCCACGGTGTTGATGTTGTCAAGCTTAGCGTCAATCAGCCTCAGGAGCTTGTCGATCATACCGGCACCACCTCGGCTTCGGTGAAATACTGTTCACCCTTGCAGACGTGCTTGTACTTCCTCACCTTGAACAGTCCGGACACGAGCATGGAGTCAACCTTCACGACCGCATCCTGATTGATCTTCCAGTTGAGCAGACCGCGGACCTTATAGGCCGTGTCGTTGTCCTCGTCGCTGACGTCCTGCACTTCCATGAGCCCGCTTTCCGAGTCGAGCACGATGACCGTGACGTCCTGGAAGCCCTTCCTGACAAAATACCCCATACCGTTCTTCACGTAGCACGTGTATTCGGCACTCCTCATCAGCGTCGCAAATCCCCCATCGAGGACCGTCCCCTTCGCGAGCTCCCCGTTCACAAACGGGAGGACTTCCTCAGTTAGAACAGTGTACGGTGTGCTCGTTGTTTTTCCGCCGAAAACCATGTCCTTCTTTAGCGTCACTCCCGGATCCTCGATTTTTCCGATAGGGATTCCCGCCTCACCGAACAGCTCCTCCACGATGGTTTTGATGCTCGTGCCCTTCGGGTATTTCTTGCAGATCGGCCTCAGGCTCCAGAGCTGTCTGGTCATATCCGAAGCCTCGACCACCGTCTTAACGTCCGCCCCGTCCTTCTCGTCCCAAACCTTCCGAATCATGCCGTAGAAGACCATCCCATAATCGTTGCGGTAGCCGGCCTTGAGCTGGACGACCTCATCTTTCTTGAATGCCTGCTTTGACTTGCCGAGGTTGTAAACCGTTATTTCAGCCTGTCCCGCCGTCGCCTCGGTGTCGTTCTCAATGCTGAATTCGATGTCGAACTCGTCAAGAGTCATGACTGTTGAGCCGACCTGGAGCTCGACGTAGCGGTCGAAGACCTCAGGCAAACACCCACACCTCCGCAACGGACTCGTCAACCTTCCACGGCAGGATCGTGAACAGCGTATCGTAAGTCGTCGGATCCTTGACCTCCATCGGGTTCTTCATCGTGAGCTTTCCTTCAAAAACAGCCGTGTCGTCCTCAACCCTGCGGATCCTCAGCACCGCGAAATTGCCCTCGTAATTCCAGCGGTAAAAAAGCATGTACGCCTTGCCGTTGACGTTCACGAGTTGTTTCTGTGGGTATCCGAGCTTTTCGTCAAACGGGAGCACGTTCACAGCTGGCAACTCAACCACCCCACAATCCGCCGAACCAGTCGAAAATCGAATCCAGCCAGCTCTTGTTTTCCTGCTTTGTCGGAGCGTCCGGCACGTCTTTCTCTAATGGGGACGTTGCTGTCGCACCTCCTGATGCCTCGCTTTCGTCAGCGGTCAGTCCGAGGTCTGAGAGCGGAACCTCGGCGGTCTTTGCCCTTGCCTTGAGTATTTGCCTGACCCTGATAACTGCCCTGAACGTGTTCCTGCTTCCGCCCTGCGTCATATTCAGCTCCTGAATCACCACATCCTCGAAGACCCCGAACCTGCAGATTAATGTCGTCGGCTGCTTGGACTCGTAAAGTTGCTTCAGCGTCTCAACTTCTTCCTCAAGCAGGGTGATCGTGAGCTGGAACTCCGCAGGCTGAAAGAAAATGTTGTCTGCTATCGGATAGCCATCTTCGACCCTGTGCTCTGGGATAACTACGGATTCCGATAGATCGACAATCTCTATGGCAGTAAATCTGACATCCCCGAGTAGAATGTCTTCCATAATTGAGGGGTAAGTGGAGACTTAAAAAAGAGACATTTATACCCCTATCGCGTTAAACCTTCTTTCAAGCCTTCGTTCTACAAGCTCCGCAACTTTTTCCGGATCTTTCACACCTTCAATCTTGATCGAGATTGGAGCGTTGATTTGCTTGTGCTCAACCTTGCTCTGAACAGTCGAGATCATCTGAGCTGGTTTGGGCACGATCTCGCTCAGCGAAGGTAAGCGATGTTCGGTTATCATCGTGGTCGTCGCTTTTAATCCAATTCCAGCAGGAGTCAGGTTAAGCAAACCTTGAACGGCTTTGAAGACAGGACTTTCTGTGAGAGTTTTCCAAGCGTTCTGGATCCAAGTTATGAGGTTCTTGATTGAACTTGTAACCCAGTTGAAGACCCGTTTTAACAAGTTGAAGGCATTCCCTACTGCCTCGGCAACTGACTTTAGGAATGGTAGCTTCTCGAGGAGCCAGCCGACGAATTTTCCAAGGTAGCTTTTGTCCCATCCCTTGACGAGGACATCTTGGAGGAGCAGAATTGCTGCTACAACTGCGCCGATCATGGCCACTATAGGTAAGAGCGGGACGATTGCAGCCCACACTGAACTGGCAAATCCGAGCATCATCACCCTTAAACCAGCAAGAAGACTCGTCGTTCCAGTAAGTTGGATTATCTGGACTTTTAGAAGAGCCAATGCAGCAGCCTGCATCAGTAATGGCCCTACAACCGCAGAAACACCAGTTGCAAGGACCCCAAATGTTCCTATAACTGCTTTAACTGGTTTGGGTAAATCTCTGAGCCATGCAGTCAGTCCCTCTAAACCTTCCGTGAACGCTTTAATTGTCGGTAATGCGCCTTCAGCCAATGCTTTCTTAAATTCCTGCCATGCAACTCTTGATTTCATTAGCTGTTCGTTAAGTGTCTCTTGGGAAAGATCCACTTTCCTCACAAGTTTCTCTCCGGCTTCCATCACTGCGTTGAGAAAAGCCTGCCGTTTTTCAGCTTCCGTAAGCTGATCGGCAGTTTTACCGAGTTGTTTAGCGTATTTCTCGTATGCTGCTTCAGCATCCACGATAATCCCCAAGTTGTCCAGTATTAGCTTAGATTGACGAGCTGAACCAACTGCTATCGACTCGAACATGTACTGCACATCTGTTCCCATCGCTCTCGCTGCAGCTCTGGCTATTCTCATCATCCTCGGCAAGTATTCCGGATCGATGCCCATGACGATTGCTCTGTTAGCATTTAAGATCATTTGAGTGCTGTCGATAGTTCCTTCAGCCGCTTCTTCCATCGCTTTCAGAATTGCATCTGCATTTTCCCCAGCATAGGCCCTGAACACCCTCATTGCATCCTGAAAATTGGCGAGTTCCTTGGTTGCGTCGCTGAAGAACCTGAAACCACCATACGCAAAAGCAGACAGTGCGGCTCCAGCCCCCACAACGGCCCATTTGTATTGCTCAATAGTCTCCGTCAGATTTTTGACACCCGATTTTACGCTATCAACTGCATGATTAACTCGTCTGAGCTGATCGGTTATCTGATCTTTGAGCTGAATGACGACATAGAGACTTCTGAGAGCTTCCATCGGTAGAGTTAAATTTTGCAGACTTTAAAAGAGAGAATATGCTCGGTGGTAAATGGGGTAAAGATAAATTTGAATGCCCATTTATAGGTGTCACTGCACCTTGTCGTCAAGAAAAATGCATGTTATGGAATAGTGAAGAGCAAGACTGCAACTTTAATGTTCTTGTAAAAGAGCTGAAGAAGATAAATTAATATCAACAATTTGGCTTTAGGTAGAGTATGGCTCAAAGTGAGTATAATGTCATAGTGGAAGCAGTGACAAGCATTTTAGTGGAGTCAAATCTTGGAAATACTATAGTGGTTTCGTTTCTCACGATATTGATTCTACTATTCAGTCATTATATCGGTAATTGGTTTGAAAAACGGAAAGAAAACGAGCGGAGAAAAATATGGCTTAGATTTCTGAAGTCATATAATAACCCCATAGATGCATGCCTCAAAGACTTTGTGAGTTATCGATCACCGGATTTCTGGCCAGGACTTGTAGGTGGTATATCAGGCATATTTCTTTCTGTTGTTCTCTGGGTTATTCTATTGTATGCTTTGGGGGATGTCACATCCGCTTTAGTTTATTCTACATTCATTAACGCCATCCCATTCTTAATGTCATCCTTGATAAGAAGGTACATTTCCAAATCTAAACTACATACTGAAAAGCTACTGAACAACAACGAGAATGAAGATAATGTAGGGGAATGGCTACATAAATCAAAACGAATTGTAAACGCCACTGATCTCCTCCAAATGTTTGCCGTTGGGACACTTTGGTGGATTGTTTTCGTAGTTTCAATCGTTTATGGGGGTAAAAACGTACAAATTTCAGAAAATATGCGCTATGTACTCGTGTTTTCGGGGTACATGGGGTTTATGGCTTTCATAGCTTCTATCTCAAATCATAGAAATATGCGTGGGCTCTTGAAATTGTTATTAAATGTAAAATATCTCGATAAATATCCTTATGTCCAAATTAAAACTGAATTCGGGAACTTGGAAGGATACATTGCAGATCTATTCGACGAAAGACTGATTGTTTTAAGAAAAGACGACAAAATAAGTGTTGCAGAGTGGAATTCCATAGTGACTGTTGAGTTGATTAAGAAGGATCGACAGCATGACAAAAAACTACCTGAAAACAAATAAGTGCTTTCCCGGACTTTCTGGTGACTTTACAGCTTTATTCATCTCTTCAGACATCACTTTCAGAGCAATCGACCACCTGAGAATCTTCTCAGCTGGCCAACTCTTGACTTCGTCGATATCAACATTCAGCTCTTTCGCAAGAACATAGAGCCCGATCTCCTCCCTTACTTCACGCTCGATTGAATCAATGTCTGCAATTTTTTTAGGTCATCTGCTATGAGTTCATTCACTTTCGCTGAGAGTGTGAAGAAACTCTCGGCATCCATTTTCTCAACATCTTCTGCAGCCAGCTCAGGCTCTCTGACACACACGAGAATCAGATCCCTCATCAGGTCAGCTGCATCTTTGCCTTCATCAACAACTTTCAAAAGCCTGTATCCGCTTGGCTTTTCCAGAATGAATTTTTTACTACCGATATTTACCTCCAGATTACCACCTCCTCAAAAATGGTTTGAAATTATTCGATCCTGAAGTTCGTTCCGATGAACCTGAATTCGGCATTTGCTTCTTCAGCACTTGGCTTGAATTCTGGATAGAAGAAGATACAATCATCGGCAGTTATCTTGCTGAAGTTCAGCGCATCTCTGTTCTCAGCTGCGATCACGATCTGAACCTGCTTTTTGCTTGCTGCAAGCTGAATGAGCTGGGGAACGTTTTTGCTCGAGGCCTGGATTGTTATGGATCCTTCGCAATCGGTATCGTCCTTAATTGAGTAGCCTATCGTCTTTCCGCTCCAGTCCTTGATGGGCTTTACAGCGTCCTGATCACCCTTCGGCGAGATACCTATTTCTATCAATCCCTCTATCTCTCTCCCGTCGACAAACACTTTTATGTCCTTAATACTGTACTGAAAAACCATGAAGAGTCAATGAATGCAGACTTTAAAAATGGTAGATCCTCAATCACTAAGCGGTTCAAGCAAAATTATCTTGACTTTCTTTCCAACCCAAGCTTTTGGAACGTAAACCCTGCCTGAATTTCCACCATCTTTGACAACTTTCTCAATAACTTCATACAGAGGATCAGGAAAGAATTGTTCTGGCAATGTTGATGCATGATTTTGTGTCCACATCGAAACATCAGAGCAAGATTTACTGTGATGTGGAGATCAAAGACGAGAGAGTTAGATGGCTATGCAAAAACCACCATGAAAACTTCGATGATCCAGAACTTGAAATCATACAGAAATACGATAGATGGGCAGCTGCAGTTGAGAGGAGAATCAGGTTCAAAACTTTTAGCAGATACAACCTTACGGCAAAATCAAAGATTGATTTCGAAAAATTGAAAAAAGAAATTGAATCTCGCCAATACTCTGCTTATGCTCTGTACTCTTTCGTGTATAACTCGAAAGAGCTGGAGGTGATAGCTGAGGATATGGATTATGGATTTACAAGCCTCAGAAGGCATTTGTTGGTGATGGTGAATCTGTATCTCAGCTCACCTGCGTGAAAGCGGCTTGCCGATGTGGGTCCAATGCCTGAGGCAAGTCGGATGCTGTGCAGGGAGCTATAAAGATTATAAAAATGCTCACAGCGTTATTACAAGATCGAGCGTTATCCTGCTGACGGCCCCGCTCAGGTAGGCAGTAACTCTGACATTCCTGAGGATTCTCGCGGATTTGTCTGCGTCACTGATTGAATCGAAATCCGGCACCTGTACCTCGTAGCCCTTAACCAGATTTCCGTCAGAATCCACGTAGTCCTCTCTCAGAGCTCCAAGGTTTTGAGCTACTCTCAAAACCTGCTCGATCGTTGCTTTGACTGTCTGGATTCCAGCCGGAGAATACGGAATCTTCGAACCCATGTTGGCGAGCCTGAGCTTTAGAGAAATCAGGGCGTTCCTTATTTCGGTTGCGAGGTAAGCCTTGGTCCTCGGAATGTCAATCCACGAGCCATCGAGGCTCTTGGCGGTCGAGATGACAGCTTTCCCCACATCGACAATGGTTGCAATGTTGTTCTGCTCGAGGGAGTCAACCTCTGAGGACTTGTAGCCTGCCGCATTAACTCCCTGCACATTGTACCACTCAGGCGGAATCCACGGCTGGAGCTTTGAAAGCACTCCTGCCACAGCACCGCCAAGTTCTCCGGCAGACAAATTCACGTCATCGTGAGCGACGGCAAAGACGTACTCGTTGGCAGTCAGAGCTGCAAATGCGGTTTGTGCACTTGTAGCATCACCTATGAACGGAAGAACGAGAACCTTGTGATAAGTTCCAGCGTGGTCCACAACGGTCTGAGCGTTTGCGTCGCTTGCATCGATCGTCACGACCATTATGTCGTAATCCACCTTCTTGTCCTCCAGATCTGCGAGAACAGTCACATAATCTGCGACAGCGTTTCCGGTCCCGTCGTCCTTCATCACGTTGACAGCCTTAACCCTCAGTACTCCCTGAGCGAACACTTTTGCCGTCGCAAGAGAAATGGGCGAGGAAGTTCCGAAATCTGCCTCGACTTCCGACTGGCTGTAGTATGTTTTGACCTGATTGAAGAACGTCAGTTTGCTGGGATCTTCTCCGACAACAATGACCTCTCCGTATGTCTCCGCTGGAGCTGCGGCTGTTGCATCTTGGAGGTTGATTGTTACTGCTGACTCAGCCGTCGGCATTCTTCATCACCTCTTCTGATTTTCTCATAGGGGTTCGCAGAGCTTTAGACTTTAAAAAACGGAATAGCCCGGCCCGGATTCGAACCGGGGTCGAGGGGTCCAAAGCCCCCCATGATTGTCCAGCTACACCACCGGGCTATTGAACCTGAACACCTGTTTCGACATCCTCAATTGTCTTGTAAATCTCCTCATAGCTAACAACGAACTTGCAGACGACCTCGACAAGCCTTCTGTAGATGTAGCCTTCCTCGGTAAAATCAAGAATTCTGGGCGGGTTTACCTGGAAGACTGTTACACCGGTCAAATTCATCGTCTTACACAGCAAAAACAGCTGTTCTTGCAGTTCGGCAATTCTGCGGAGGTCGTTATCGTACAGATTGAGGTTAATTGATTGCTTAACAACAACACCCTTCTCGTAGCGATAATCCTGCAAACCGTCGCTTGCGGGAATGAGATCAATGCTTAGGATTTCGTTGATCGGAGTGTTTCTGCTGTCGAGTGACGCATCTCCGTAATCTATGAAAATCGCAGGAAACTGCACATCATCCACCACTTGCTTTGCCCTCAAAATCTTGACACTCACAGGCAGGCCCTGATAACTCCAGCTGTGATTTGCAAGCAGGCTGTAAAGCTCCGAGTGTACCCTGCTTTCAAGCATGGAACGTGAACCTCCTCAGGACTTTTTCAATCTCAGCGTCAATTAGCTTTTCAATCTCGTCCTTCTGCTCGTCGAATGTTTTTCTCAAAAATGACCTCTCGGGGATGTTCTTTCTTGGGGATCCAAACTCGTGAACTGCTGCGTATATCACCACGTCCCTTGCAAAAATCCCGATAAGTGCTTTGTCACCTTCAACCTTGTGAGTGATGGAATCTCTAAGCCTTCCAGTATCTATGAGCGGTTTTGACGACTTCTTCCGCCTGATAGTTTCCGGTTTCAGTGGTGGCCAGTCTGGATCGCCCTGAGTTATCTTCTCCTTAACTTTCCCCTCGAGAAAAGATCCAGCTGCTATCAAAATCCCCTCCTTCTCTTTTGGTATCGAGTTCAGCAGCTCTGGGATGTTGTTGATGTCTTTGATCATTCCATCGCCTCCAGAATCGCTTTTTTATAAGTTCCGTAGTTCTCGTAAGCCCTTATAGTGTATCTCTTCCCGTCAACCTCCACCTGCCACCCAGTTTTCAGATCCACATCAGTGTAAGCTTTCATCTCGGCTTTTGAAATTCCAATTTCTTGCCAGAACTGTCTTTCCTCAGATTTAAGTGGGAGAATTATCATTTTCGCCTGGACGACAGTTTCCTGAACTTCGAGATAACCTTGATTGTCAACTTTGCTTATTTGGATTAGATTTACGAGTGTTCCCTTATTCTCGAGTATTTTTTCGAAGCTCATGGTCCCACCTGCCCATCAGAATCCACAGCACAATCAGAAATACTGCAAAAAGAATCATGCCGGCGCATCCGAGCATCTTCGCGAGCAGGAGCATCAGCATAACCCCGAAACTGAACTCGAACACGTCTCCAAGGAAGTTCACCTCTCTTTCCGCTCCCTTGAGATATATGTGCTCTACAAACTCGTATGCAAAGAAAATCACGAACATCGTCGGGAAAATGTATGTCAGACCTCCAGCTGCAACGTGGAAAACTGTACCCCTCCTGTCATCAAAAACATTAAGCATCATCGTCTCTCCCCCATCTTCGAGCCAAAGTAGAACCCAAGCACGAACATCACGAGTTCCTTGTCCACGGCTCTGTTGATCACGATGTATCCAATGACGATCGCAAGCGCGATTATCGCCCTGACACTCCCCTGAGGCATCCAGAGTGGCTGGTTTTCATTCAGCCGGACCATAACAGCAGGGCAGAAGCAGACTTTATTAAACAAAAACTTCAGATGATCCACTTTACTCATTTGGCTACAGCAAGATTCCATATCGGAAGGTGATCGAGGGGCAAGTTCTCTCGATGAAGCGGGAAGTTCCGTCCGTAAGGGCGGAGCAGTTCACAAAACGGTCAAGTTCAGCTGAGTTTTAGGCTACCCAAGAGACTCAGTTTAATGCTGATGTCAGCATTGAAAATTACTGTAGAGCTTTTCGTAGTACTGGTTGGCTATGTCATTCAGTGTGTCGGGGGTGAAGTAGAGCGTTACCGTTCCAGTGTGCCACTCGATTATCATGTTCTTTTCGAGGAGTGACTTGAGGTACTTGCCGAAGGTTCTGTCGTCCCATCCGAGGGCCGTTCTCAGCTGCCACTTGGTCATTATCTTCTTCTTTTTGAGGACGCTCAAGAGCTTCTGCTCCATGAATGCGTTGATCCTGATTGACCCTGCAGGTCTTCCACGTGATTCAAATTCGAGCAGATCTGGATCTGCTATAAAGAAAGTCTCGCTCCCAATTCTCAGTCTGTAGATCAGCTTTTTGTTTTCAAGACTTCTCAAACGCTGAGGGAGCCAGGAAGAGCCAGACTTGCCTATCCCAAAATACTCTTTCAGATCCCTGAAGCTTATCACGCCATGATTGTCAAGAATAGCCTGCAGAACCTCTTCCTGAGTCGCCATTTTTGACCCTTATGAGGATAGAATCCCTCGAGTACTCAACCTCGAGCTCGGGGAAGTGGTCCTCTATTAAATATTTCAGCTGCCGTATCAGCTTTCTTCCCCTGTCCACGGAAAAGAGTTGGCGGCACTACGCTTATCACTTTCTAAAGCCGGACGGCTCTGTAACCTCTCGTCTTGATGAAGTACGTGTTGAGAGCGAGCTCAGCGGATTCATTGAAAGTCTCAAACCACGTGAGTTTCAGCTTGACATTCTGACTCTTGCTTTCCCTGAGATCTCCTATGCTGTACTCGAGAACGTCTGCAGAGTCAACACCGAGCAGGTCATTAGCGAGAACATCGCAGCAGACCTTGCTCAGCAGCCACCTCTTAAGGAGGCTCTGATAAGGTGCCGAAGCTGGATCTGTGCCTATAAGCTCCTGCAGCTCCTCTTTTCTTCGATCGATGAAGTTCTGTATTGTTGTGTCGTCAGGTTTGGTCGAGTAAGCATCCCCGAGCAGGGTTCTGACGTCTGCGACGGTTATCATGGCTCACTCTTCTTTTTCTGTGCTTTCTTCTCCCTCTTCTTCTCCTCAGTTTTCTCTTCAACAATCTCAAGCTCTCCATTCTCGATGAGAGCCTTGACACCTGACATCATCATTTCATCCTTGCTGAGCTCTGCTGTTCTGCCCGGCTCGATAGTCTTGTCGGCTACATACACAACAGAGTTCGACACATTTCTGACTTTCATGTGAATGGCTGAAAAAACGGACTTTATAAATCAGGATTTGAAGAAGGAGACTATCGCTCCGAGAACAGCAACGATGATTGACACGACAAAACCGACGACTCTGAAATACGTGCTGTGCCGCTCGATCACCCTGTCGTGGTTATCGAGCCTATCTTCGTGATCTTTCTGCTTATCGCTGATTTTCTGGAGTTCGCACAGTATTCTGTCAACTTTACCGTTAAGCTCTCCAAGTAACTGCACCGCATCTCTGTCAAACGCTGTCATTTCAGGCCCCCTGACAAAAAATTAAGGGGGTTAGATTCCCGTCAGCTTGCAGACCGCGTCCGGATATCTCACGACCGGAACGATCCTCTCGAAGACGTTGACGAGATACGACTGGTTCTCCTGCCTGTATTCTGGTCCCTCGATCGTTATGTCTTCAGCAATCACGAGCACACCAGCCCTTCTTGTGTCGAGGAGCAGGCCCGTGCCGGTCGAGAGCTTCGGGGTAGCAATGACCTTCAGCCCGAGCCCCTCGATGAGCTGGGCGTATGTCATCTTCGCGTCAACATCGATTCTCCTGAGGTCAGCGGCCTCGTAGGGGTGCAGCACGAGCACGTCGGGCTTCACGTTGACCTCCTCGAGCTTTGCGAGAGCTGCAGACACATCGTCGTACGGATCTCCAGTCGAACTCCATGCCGCAGCTGCAGCCTGAGTCTTTCCAGCGTTGTTAACGAGCTCGCTGATGATCATCTCGTCCTCCTTGAGGGCCACGACCTCCGCGGCATCTCTCGCAAGCTGTCCGATGCTGTGAATCTTGTTTCCGAGGTACTCCTCCCTTGTTATGTAAAACCCCTTACCGATCTTCTTGATCGATGCGGTTGCCTCGGTGTACTGCACACCCTCAAGCGGGAACTCAGCACCCTCGGGGATCTCCTGGACATCGCTGAATCCCGTGAACTTCCTGTACTTGTAGACCTGCGTTCCCCTGTCGACTTTCTCAGTCTGCACCAGGTTCCTTCCAACCCTCGTGGCCCTGGCCTGCACAACAACGACATCGCTTATCGCCTGCAGAAGCTCGGCCGGCAGAATATCCGAAGTTATGACCGCCATCCCATCACACCTCCAGCTTTATCTTTACCTTATCCCCCGCAGCTGCCGCGGAGGTTATCGCCCTCCCGACAACCATCGTGACATCATCTACAGAGACAGTGTTTCCTCCCGAGTCCGTGTAGGTCTTCGTCGCGGAGAACACTTCCACCTGACCGTTCGCAGCACTCTGAACGAGATCCCCAGCACTTATCGCTCCAGCGGCCGTGACTTCCACGACTCCCTCGGTGATCACGGTCACCTGCTCTCCCGCAGCAGCATCTTTCATCGCAACTCCGAGAACCTTGCTCGAGGCCCCAGAGGTCGGAGCTACGGTCTCGTCGCCAGTGAGTTCGACAAGCTGTCCTGCGGTTATCGCAGCTCCTGCAGTTGCCTTGATGGACCTCCCCTCAACATACACCAGAACCATCTACTCACACCTCCCCCTCAATTCCGAGCATCTTCCTCAGCTCCGCAACCTTGCGAGCATCAGCCCTGCCCCACTTTGTTTCAATGAAACCCTCAGAATTGTCGACAGGAGTCTTGACCTTCTCGGCGGTCTTGTGAGAGATGACTCTGTCAGCGAGATCAGCGTAAACGAGCTTGAGTTCGATGACATTCGCCTTCTTCAACTCCTCCTCATTTACTTCGGCTTTGGTGATGGCCGCAACCCTCTTGATCTTCTCGATGATCGATGCCTTCTCTTTTTCCTCGTACTCTGCGAGTCTCTTCCTGAGTTCCTCGTTCTCTGCCTTGAGTCGCTCGATCTCTGTGGTCAGTTCTTCCACTTTCTTCTCTATCTCTTCACTCATGTTCGCCGCTTTTGAATCCAGACTTTTTAAAGCAGGCTGCTCGATTTCGATGAATTCCTTCAGCTTGGTCACGAATTCATCAAGGAAGTGGAACTCGGGTGGCTCGTTGCCGAATTCCCTGTAGTGTCTGGCAAGGTGATCGTACACCTTCTTCCTGTCCTCACTCGGGATGTCCACCCCACCTCTCGCACCCATCAGAGCCGCCATCGCCGCAACAACACCCCTCCACACAACAGCGTGAGTTTTAGGGTCGTGGTGGGGAAGCTTGAGGTCCGTGAACTTCTCTGGAGGATTCTTAGGGGACCACGCAAAGTGGCCAGCGATGCTTCTTTTTTCAAAATCGCTCAGCTCGTCCCAGCTCTTGTCCGTGAAGTCGCTGAGAGCTGGCTTGCTCCACCCGGATTCTGCATCCCTGCCGTACTTCCAGGGATGTCCAGGGATAACGCCCTTGACGAGAATGTCGTCCTCAGAAGGCCTGAACATCTTCTCGTAAACTGTGTCTACAACAGCTTCAGGATTGGCAGGAATGCCAACGAGGCTCACCTCGAGAATCTTCAGCCTCTTGATCTTGTTCCCAGCTCTCTCAAGGGCCTTGAAGCCTATCGAAAACGCGTCGAGGAAACCGTCCTTGAGGGACCTGTAAACGGTTTCGAACATCGGATGGGCTTTGTTGAGCACGACCTTGATCCAGAGCTTCCTGACTCCTTCGACCGTCCTGACCGCAGCATCTACAATCTTTCCGATCGGGATGTCGTCGTACTTGTGGTTGACGAAGACCTTGTTGTACGGCTCCTGCTTCAGCTCCTCAGCTGCAGTTTTCAGTGCTTCCTCCGTTATTATCTCATCATCAAGGTCTTTGACCGCTGCTGAAGCGTAGCCCTCAACATAGACATTCTTATCGCTGTCGCTGACCTGGAGGCTCTTTACTATCAGTTGCATGCAAAATAGGGGTTGAGCGGACTTTAAAAATCAGATAATCAGCAATTCCCCATCCTCTTCTTCTGGAATGACTATCTCAGGCAGGTTCGACTCGTACTTCCATCCCGGATCCTCATCTGCGATTCTTCCAGCGTGATAGGCATAGGCGTAGAGATCCTTATCCGAGAACGCAGGGATTATAACCGGAACCCCCTTCCTGACTCCTTCGAGGATCTTTTCAAGAGTCTTCTTACCAAACGGTCCCCTGGAAGTAGTGATTATGTCGGCTGGCCTGTGTGGGTCTTCACCAATCCCCACGATTTCAACCCTGTCAATCCCGTTCTCGTGCTTCAGCACGATTTTCCATTCCATCATCCTACTTCAGCCTCCATCCCTTATATCACTTTCCCCTCAGCAAAGACAGAATGAAACCGAACAGCTCCCTGTCCTTCTCCCACAGCTCTTTCATCAGCTCCTCCTTCGTGAAGTATTCCATTCCAACACTTAACAGCTCGGTATGAAAGTTGTTCCTTATGTCAGGGTCTATTTCAATGAGTTTGGGATTATCGACGAGTTTCCTGAGTCTTTTGTAATGTTCATCCACATACGTTCCGAGGTAGATTCTACCAGCATACGGGTCTATGTGGTCGAATCCGTCGAAGTGGAAAATGTCGAAACCGAGGTGGCTGTACTGCTCGTGCTTTCTCAGCATTTCGAGCCTGTATCCGTGCTTTTTTACCCTCGCAATAAAGAACTTCCTTGTTTCCTCGAGATAGAGCGTGTGATCGAGGTGGTGCCCGTACTCGTGCATGAACGTCCTCTCCTTCTCGCCATAATGCTTGCTGATCTGGATCTCTCTTCTGGAGTGGTAATACCGGCCCTTGTACGTCCTCCCCGCGGTTGTTCTTATCTTCACCTTACCAGCTCTCTCAACAACTTTACTGTTAATCCTGTACGGCAGGACATTCTGGATGTAACTCCTGACATCTTCCGGACCACCCTTACCGAAGAACCTGATGTACTCTTTACCTCTCTTTTCAGCCTCGGAAACGCTGATAGGCTCTCTGTGAATGAACCGGTTTAGAGCCCTGCTAAAGCTACCTTCCTCTCTGAGGAGGTTTTCGTAATCTGAGAGTGCCCTCGATATCCTCTCATCAAGCTCTTTATCACCCGTGATCTCTACAATTTCTGGTTCTGGCTTCTTTTCTCTGCTCTTCGGGAGATAGGGGACTATCGTGCACCTGCAGTTCGGGTGCGATCCGTGTGGGGGAAGCTGTGTTTTGTCGCTGATGATTCTTCCGTGCCTGCTGCTGCAGACCGGGCAGACTCTCTCGTCAAGAGCCGTCAGCCACCTCCATCTCTTTATACCTGCCCTCTCATATCGATCTGCAGCGGCAAGGTTGAAGGTTCTCGCGGTTTCAGTCCTTACGATTCTCTCAATCTTCCATTTCGTTTCTTCGACAACTTCAAGAGCGTCCTTGGTTATTTCTCTCACTGACTTACCTGCAAGCAGTCCCTCCCTTATCTTTAAAGCGAGCTTTTTCTTCTGCTCATCCGTGAGAGACTTGACAAGATCGAGCTGCAAATTCTTTAACTGGTCGAGAGTCTCCTGATCGAGAATGCTGAACATGCTGCTCGGGATCCTCACCTCTATTCCGTATTTTTTCAGCATCCTCCCTGCAAAAGCTGCCCCTCTCTCCCAGAAGATAGGTAAATAGCGTTCGATGAATCTTCTTGCCCTCTCGTGTCCAAGCTCCTGCTCAAGAACACTTTGAATTTCGGAGATCAGACTATCATCAATTCTGTGTGCCGCTTTGAGCATAAGCTCAATCCTCTGCTTCGCTGACCTGCTGAGCTTCTTCAGCTCTCTTGCGAATTCAGCCTGCAGGGTTTTCGGTATTGGTGAGGTTGCTGGCTGAGAAATTCTGTCGCCCTTCATTGCTCTTCAAGCGGAGAGAACCCAATCAGCTTCCTTGCCTCGTCCGTGTCGATAATTCCGGCCTGGTAGAGCTGGGTTGCAAGCTCACCCCAGATCATCTCGTCCTCGATTACAATCTCCTCGAATTCTATTTCAACATCGAGGCCGAGAAGCGGGAACAGCTTTGCCTCAAGCTCCTCCTTGATTGCAGACCTGAGCGACTGCAGGAACAGACTGAATGTCTTGAGCTGATTGTATGAAGTCGCTCTGTTGCTACCTTCAGGCTCGCCATAGAAAACACGAGGTACTTTCAATGCCTTGTCTATCTGCCCTTGCAAGTACTGTATCATTTCCACGAGACCCTTCAGGTCGAGCTGGCTGCTGATTGCGTTCAAATCGACAGCATCGTCGGTGACGATCTGGTTGACTATCGCTATCTGATCCTCAACGTTCGTCGCATCATAGTTCGTCTGAACCCTGTTCTGCAGGACCTTCTCGACCTCTGGAATCATCGCAGGGTTCTTCACCTTGGCGTGGAGGAGCGGGTGTCCCATCTTGTAGGCGAGAATTGCGGCCATCAGCTCGAGCTTCTGCTTAAGCTTGAGAAGGTTGTAAACCTGATGTACCAGGCTGTAGCCATAGGGTGAGTTGCCAATTCTGCCGTATGCGAAGTGAAGGACCCTCTCGGGCTGCAGATCGTTTTCCTCTCCGGCCACGGAATAGACATAGGCGACGACATCACCGTACTCGTCTATCCTGACCTTGACATTCTTCGGATTGAGAAACTGCATCTCGATTCCTATCTCGCTGTCAGCAAGGTATTCGTAGGCGTTGCCATAGATCAGCATCGTTCTGATGTCGTTTATCAGTCTCGTTCGCAGTTTCATTTCCCTTGCGAACATCTCAGCTTTTTTAACATCCTGCTCGGAGCCGGAAAACTGGAACTCTGTAACTGCAAAATGAGCAATCAGATCAATCGCTGTAGAAATGTCAACGCTCGTGAAGTACGCTTCCTCGTAGTTCTGGTAGTTGCCGATGACGGCTGTGCTGAATGCAAGGTTATTGCTGAGGTTTGCGAACGGGAAGATTTGGATCCTCTCTGACCGATAGTCGGCTGATTTGGTTTTGAAGGAAGAGAAGATTTTCTGACGTATCGTTTTAAGCATGGGGTTGTCTGGCAGAGCAGACTTTAAAAGAAGTGATTTGTTAAATGAAATATGGACAAGTATCTGACAAGATTGGCAGTTTTGAGTGCTATTTTTGGAAGTGTCATAAAAATTTTAGATATTGTTTATGGCAACAAACTTGGGTTTGATCTTGAAATCCTATACCTACCTATCTTCTTTGTAATACTTGTAGCGGCTGTCAATTACATAAACAGGAATGATAGGCTAAAAGCAGTCATTTCTGAGTTTTTATCAAATATTATTGCTGGTATAGCAGGAGGTATCGTCATCCTCATCTTCAATGAATTTCCTTCTAACTCTGCAGGCAAGTCCGTAGATATACTGGTAGACGTGCTGGTAATGTTTGGGAAATATTTTGCTGTGATATCCCTATTCATACTTCTCTTCGCAATATCCAAAGACCTCACTCAAAACCGAGAATAACCAACGCTGATATACCCTCCACTGTACTGCTCGGCTGCCCAGACAGCGAGAGCTAAAGCTATCACGCAGTCGTCGTGGAAGCCCTGTCTCGCCTCCATCTTCACCCCCTGCCTCGTCAGCTGATACTCGAAGAACTGCAGCTCCCTGACAAGCTCCTCGATGTATGGATACTTCACCTCGCCGTTCTCGATCACCGCCTGCAACCTCTGGATGAGCTGGACCTTGGACTTGGACGTGAAGACGTAGCCCTCAGCCCCAATGTCCTGCAGGTCCTCAAGCACGGGATCACCAACTCCCGACGAGTCGATCAGCACCCTCGGTGAGTTGAACCTCCTGTACAGTTCCTTCAGCCTCATGATCGTCTCTGCGTAAGGTCGGCGGTTGAAACGCTGGAAGTGGACGAGCCTGAACGGCTTTTCAGTCACATCCAGCACGACGATGACCGTGTAGTCCTGATACTTCGCAAGATCACAGCCGATGACATATCTCCTCGCAGGATGTCCTCTGTCAAGCAGTTCGATGCTCGCCACGTTCTTCTGGATGTCCTCCCACCTGAACACAGCATTCTGGTCCTCGACGAACTCTGCAAGGTATTCAGTTCTGAAGATGATGGAGTTCTCTCCGTACTCTCGCTTCTTCTTCTCGATGAACTCGTGGCTTATGTGGGGGTTGGCTGTAGAGGGGAAGCGGTAGCTCGAGTAATCCGGGAATTCTTCAGACTGGCCCTTGAGGTAGGTGTCGTAGAAGTGGTTCTTGCCGAATGGCGTTCCGATCTTGATCCACGAACCGTTGTAGTCTGCGAGCATCGGCTCGACAACCTGGCTGACGACATCATCCGGAATGTAAGCGGCTTCGTCGAGGATTACACGATGAGCCTTGTGACCCCTGAGGTATTCCGGTTTTGTTGTTGATCTTGCGTGAATCTCGCTGCCGTTTTTGAAGATTATTCGGCTGAACGGTGTCTTGTAAACCCTCTCGACCAGATGGACGAGGATAGACTTAGACAGCAGGCTCGTGATCTCCCAGAACATGATGTTTGCCTGGTTGTAGCTGGGGGCGAGGATGAACTGGATAGAACCTGGGTGGGTCACGGCGTAGTGGATTGCAGAGAATGCCATCGCCTTCGTCTTGCCAAAACGTCTGCCTGCAACAACTGTTAAGAACTGGCATCTGTCACGTAGGATTTGCTCCTGAGCCGGATGGGGCTTGTGGTAGAGGAAGAACTGAGTGAACAGAACAGGATCCTTGATGGCCTGCTTTATTTTCTTCCTGTCTTTTGAGAGTTCGGAGATAAGATCATTCATCCTCCTTCAGTGCCTCCTCGAAGAGTGCGAGAAGTCTCGAGGTTGGATCCTCTATGTTGCCGGCTATTTCGTGCTTGAGTTTGATGGCCCTGAGCATTGTGTTGGCACAAACTTCGAGACTACGGGGTTTCTTTTCAGGGTCGATCGTGAGGACATACTCTTGCATTCTTGCAATGGTGGCATCAAGGGCTTTAAGCTCATCTACAACTCTCTCTGCCCCCTCTTCAAGCTGCTGCTTCAATCTCTCGTATTTCTCCACCCCAGCCCTGACAAAATTGAAGTGATTCTTGTGTCTTGTCAGATTCGTCTTGTTGAGGTTGAGATCTGAGAATTTAGCAATGATTTCCGAATAAGGGCGACCTTCGATGAGCATCTGATTTATTTCTTCGAGGTGTTCGGATTTACAGATCTTGCAGCGGGGATCCGTTATACCGTTACGCATGGTTTCGTTTGTTGCGGATGACTTTAAAAGAGTGGGTCGAAAGTTAGCGAATGAATTGAGAAAACAAAATTAAATCCTAATACTCATGCACTACTCGGTAGTGGTCTGGCCGTGGGCAATAGATTTCTCCCATCTCTCTCAATTTTAGAAGCGAATTCTCCACTTCTGCTTGTGAAATCCCCACCATTTTGGCCTCATCCAATATTGCCTCTTTTGGTACTCCCTTCTCATATTGTTTCTCGAGCTTGCTTATTATTTCTCTCAAAATTGCTTTTGGTGATTTTTTGAGATCTTCATTGGACGATTTGAGTTCTTCGATATACAATCCCCCTTCGAACTCAATGAAGTACTCTTTCCCTTCATTTTCCACAGTAATCCAGATTTTGTTGAAATTCAGTGCTTTCTCATCTATTCTTAACACAACATCTGCTTCCTTAATTCTCCCTCCAACCAATTTTTTAATCAGATCTATGCTATCTTTCCAGTTCATATCCATCCCACCACTTCATCATAAATTAAATTTCTTCCTGAACTTCTGAACCTTCACTGGTGCCAAAAGCAACATATCGTCCAGCTTGCTCTGAATGTATGATTCGATAGACTCTGTGATTGCTTCGCCAATGAACTTGTCCGTCTCGTCTTCTTCATAGCCTACCCACTTCCCATATTCTCTCAAGAACTCAACAAACCTCTTAGGCAGAGGTATTGACACCCTGACGAACTCCTCTCCTTCTATTATCACAGTCTGCTCTTCTTCCATCTCAATCACCTCTTAAAATTTTAGGAAAAAGCCTCAAGGAGTGTTTGCTTTATCACAACCCTCTCCATTCCACCCTCAAAAACCAGCCAGCCCTTCTTAACCGGGAAGCTCTTTGAGAAGTCTACGTTACGCAGTTCCCCACCACACAGCGGGCACAGACCATTGCTCCCACAACCCTCATACCCACATCGGACACATTTCACGGGCATTTTGGACACCTCTTTAATTTCTTTATTTTCTTTACATTCTTTACTATGAAACGTAAAGTATTTAAAATTTTCGTTACTTACTTTACTTATGGAAAGCGATGAAAGAATCCTTGACGTTGCCACATTGAGTTCGAAATATCAGATAACCATAACAAAAACGATTCGAGAGAAGCTGGGGCTTACAGCAGGAGATAGGGTTGTATTTGTCGAGAAAAATGGGGAAATCGTGATAAGAAAAGCTTAGCAAGTTGAGATCATGAAGTTTACAGAGCATGCCAAAATCAGAATGGAAGAGTACAATATTTCAGAGGAAGATGTTGCCAACTGCATAACCTCTCCAGATCACCTATATTTGGATATCTTGACTGGAAGGATCGTCGCAGTCAAAAAAATTGTAGAAAACAAATACCTCATTACAGTCTATGAAAGCAATGACGAAATCACCGTCGTTACATTGTTCCCCACCAGCAAAATTAATAAGATTGAGAAGAGAGTTAAAAGTGGAAGGTGGTTGGAGTTATGAATGTTAAGTATGACAGAAAAGCAGACATCCTGTACCTGAAGTTTTCAGATTCAAAACCAGTTGATTCTGACATGCTGAATGACGATGTTGTTGTATCTTTCGATAAAGATGGTGAAATAGTGAGCATGGAGATCTGGAGAGCCAAGGAGCTTATTCTCCCGGTGTTTCTCGAGTATCTCAAGGCAGTTAAGGAAGTCAAATTGTGATTCTATATCTTGTTTTTCAGCAGTTCTTCAGTATCAGGAAATGCCTTAAAGAAAAGATTGCGAGCTTCGGGATAGTTTAATCCGTTCTCTAATGCGAAATTGGTCAGCCTAACCTTGATAAACCTCACAACCTCATGTTTCTCGTATTCGCTTGTGCCGTTGTTCAGTTTCTTTCTGAGAGCATTAATATCATCAAACACATCATTTTTCAGAATTTCAATTAACCGTGAGTTGTTATGGGTCTCCGTATGATTTTTCATATCTTCAAACTTCTTTTTCATCTCCCGAATTTCTGCCTCGAGCTCATTTATGATGGCTATCTGTTTTTTCAACTCTATAAGCTTCTTCTCAAGTTCGACTATCTTGAAGAAATCATCTGATACATTCTTTGCATTGAAATTCATGTTTCCTGTCAAATAAAGACCTTCAAGGATTGCGACTATATTTTTACTCAGCTCTTTGTTTTCACTCCATTTCTCGAGGATAGCGATTAATTGAGTTTTGTCCTCAGAAACGCTAAATGAGAATATTCTTGCCAACAAAAACACCTCCGAGGAGATTATTAACCTTATTAACTTCGCTTAATAATCTGGATAACTCAGGATTGATTTCGTGAAAATAGATACCTACTGCTGTCCTATGAATTATGAAGCGGTTAATTAATATAATTATTAACCCCCCTTATTAATATTAACTTCATAACCAAGACTTTCGTTACTTCACTTGATGCACTTGAAACAGAAGAAATAGGTGGTGGTAAGTACGTCATTTCTGTGCACCCTTGATGGACATGAAGACTTCATAAAGCCCATCGTACTCCTCAGAATTCAGTCCGAAGCTGCAGACTCTCTGCCTGTATTCTCTTCCATGTATGACCCTGAACTTGATGTCTCCGAAGATGTTTGCCCTCGACATTCTGAGCCTTCCCGGATTTCCGCATTTCGGGCAGATTACTTCTATCGATTTTCGCTTGTTCTGGAGTTCGGTCACTCTTATGACCTCAATCATTGTTCTCCCTCGTTGTCCTGAGATATGCTATCAGAATCGCAGAGTAGTTTATCAGGTCCTTCAGCGTGTCCTCTATCGACTCATCCCTGACATCGGCTTCCTTCTTGAGCAGGTTGGCAATTCTCGACATCTTGTCAGTCATCCTTACCAGTATTCCCTCCTCGAGGCTGCAGATTCCAAGTCTTTCACAGAGTTCAAAATTGTGGAAGGGAGAGCGATTACCGGCGTAATCCCTGTTCTTCTTTCTCGCAATTTCGAGACATTCTGTAAAGATCTGTCCAAGCTCTGAGATCAGCTTAGTCATCAGGCATCACCATCAAAATTCAGAAATCCTCTCTCTGCCAGGTTTTTGACCTCACATACGAGTTCACGCATGCATTTTGGACAAAGCGGATAGTCTCCATTGATGTGCCAGTGCGTCTTTCCACCGCAACCTCTGCAGTTTCCAGGAACCCCAAAAGAATCGTAAATGACTGTCATGGCTCAGACCTCCTCAGGTTTGGCACAATCCAGGCAAAATGACTCTTTCTTTTCGTTAGCATAGTAAAACTCGTATTTCTTGATCTTAGCACCGCATTTAATGCAAAGAATTCCTGAAAAGTTATGCATTATTAGGTCCATCAGCCCTCGACCTCCTCTTCACTCATCAATTCATCGATTCTATCGAGAGCTTCATCTACGAACTTGTCGAGTGACTTTAATCCTGTCAAGGGTTCCCATTCTGCGTTAGATGAACCAATGAGACAGCTTTTCGGAGTTGGAGGAACATCCTCTGGATAGACAACAATACAAGGTTTTCCATCACAGTTTTCAGTGCAGTAATATGCAGCGTACATTAGACATCGACCTCCGGCCTCCCCATACAGTAGTAAACAAGGCAGTCATGATCCGGGCAAGAGTCCCCCAAGCAACCCCTCTCCTCCATCTCTTTTTCCAGCTCCTCGATGAGCTGATCCACTAACCTTCTGAGCTGAATTGCCCATCCACGTGCTACCGCAATTCTGCCACCTCCGAGTGCCCTGTTTATTGCGTTGAGTCTGAGTATTATCTCGTAGTCGAGCAAGCCAGTGACCTTGTCACATTCGACTGCTGTCATCACTCATCAACCTCCGTGTCCTCTCCATCCACAACCCCGATCACGCTCTTTTCAAGCTCGAGCATGCTCCTGAGATCATTTGTGTCCTGCGGATTTAGCTTCACGAGCCTTGTTCTGTTGCCTCTCCCCCTCCCTCCAGGGATCAGCTCGGCATCGAAGTCCACGTAGCGTGAGAAGAAGTGCATGAGTGCATACGCATCGGACCTCATGATCTTCAGCCCGACTTTAGCCGCGGCAGCGAGAAGATCCTCGTAAGTGGACTCCTCTGGAAGGGAATCGTACAGCTTCCTGACCTTCTCGTAGTCGAACTGTCTTGTTTTCTTCGCGATTCTGATCTTCAGAACGTTGTCCTTCACGAGATATTTGAAGAAACCAGCGTTGACGAATTCGGACGTGTCCTCGTCTTTTCTGTCTTCCTCCTCTCTTCTTTCCTCTACCTCCTCGAGGTTCTTATCACTGTTAGCCGATGGCTTAACAATCGCTGACGGTTCTTCTTCGTCATCCTCTCTCAGTACCCTCACGAGCTTTCCGAACAGCACGACATCGTTCTCGCTGAGAATTTCGAACTCCAGATCGCCAAGCCTGACTATCACGCCTCATCACCCCGATCATCTTCAAAAATTGGAAAATCGTCGAGCGTCTTGTCATCCATCGAGCCGATCGGCTCGAGCCTCAGCTCGAAAACTGCACCCCTCTTCAGCGTTTTGAGGACTTCCTTGACGTGCTCCTTCTTCTCGGCCTGAATGGTAATTGTGATCTTCGCTGAGCCATCGCCCTCGAGCTTGGCCCTGATCTTCCTTCCGCTCAGCGTGTCCTCCGCCAGAACCGACTTGAGGGTAACGTAGGTCATCAGTACACCCCCTGCTCGAGCCTCGGAGCGAGTATGTACTCCACCCTGCAGGAGTCGCTGACGAAGCTGAACTTCCCAGGGTAGTCTGTCCCGAGGTGGATGTGGAGCTCGTCGTCTTTGTTGGCGACCTTGGTGAACATCTGTATGTACTCAACACCGAACATGCTCCGCGCGTTACCGCCCTCGAGGCTGATCAAACTGCCATCGTCGAAGCTCACCCTGATCGTCTCGAGGCTCTCTTTCGCAGAGATCACGAACTCGCCGTCCTTGACCTCGAGGACGACGTGCTCGGAGATCTTCCCGGCGAGCTCTATCGCCCTCTTGAACTCAGCCGGATCCACAACAACCTCGGCCTTGGTGTCCAGACTCGGCACCTTCGGGGACTTCCTTATCGCAGCAGGATCTATCAATGCGACACTGTACTCGAGCTTCCCGAACCCTATTTTGAGTGTGGCCACTTCTGCCGACAGAGAGGCACTATCACCCTTGGGGATCTTCTTCGTGATTTCATTCACTCTGTTGATGTCTACCCCTATCACGACCTCCTCGTCCGAGATGCTGTAGACGTCAAAGCTGTCTGCAGGAATGGACGCGATGATCATCGCAACGTTCGCGGGATCGACTGCGACAACCTTCAGGCCGAACTCGTTGAAGTGCCACCTCGCCTCGGACACGAGGAGGCTCAGGCCCTTGACGAGCTTTTTCAGAGCATCGCCATTCAGCCCAGCTTCAATCATCATACTATCTGCCCCCGGATTTTCCCATCCTATCCTCCAGAAACACCCACACAAAAAACGGAAGCCACAAAAAAACCGAAATCAGAAAAACCTCGAGATAGTCTTTGACTCTCAGCTTTGGGATGTACACCGTCCTCCTAATGTCGTTGATGATCAGCGTCCCAACGAAAATGCCGATCGTGAAGTAAATCGTGGTTAAAAGCTCAAGCATTGTCTCACCTCCAGACCTCCGCGTCTGCGAGCCTCCTCATGTCCCTGAGTTTGGCGAGGGGGATTGCATAAGCAGGAGCCTTCATGTTCTTCGTCCAGATCTTGCAGCTGCGAATGTCCTCCGCGTGAATCCAGCCGATAAGGGCGATCTGCGTGACTTCCCTGTTAACCCCCGCAAAAACTACCAGGTAATCATGGTCCTCCTGAGCCTTGTACTGGTCGCGGTTGTAGAACAGCACGAGCTTGCCGTCGGGGTTCAGCGGGTTGTTTAGAGTTGCAGTCTTGACCTCCACCCTGAAGTCGTGGCCGAGGAGGCTGATCACGAAGTCGTCCATGCTGTTGAGTTCTGAGTAGTCGTTCCTGAACGGTGTGTGCTTCACCGCAATCTGGTTTTCGAGACAGAAGCGGAAGAACGCCGTCTCCCCAATTTTGCCGAGGAGGTGCTTGAAGAGTCCACCGTTCCCAAAGCGTGGCTTCATTGCGTTATCGAACGAGCACGTTACGGTTTTGAACGCGTAATAGCACGCGTCCGTGATGAACTTCTCATCTATGGGGACGCTGACCGGCTGGATCATCTTTTTACCCTCACCGAGTCGTAGATCTTCCTGACCTCGTCGTAAATCGGCCCGTCAAAGAAAGAGAGTGGACAGTAGCCTTCCTCGTGCTCCACCCTGAACTTCGGTCCGTGGCTGTTGTAGCCATTCCGCGTTAGCCTGCCGACCCTGCCGCACTTGGGGCAGGTGAGGACTATCGTCTCTGTGCTGCCGGCCCTTATGACCTTGTAGCTCAGCGGGACTGGCAGCTCACTCAAACTCATCACAGACCATCACTCCTGTGGTTGGATAGCTGTGCTTCACGCAGTAGCTCCCCTTGAAGTAGGTGCAGGCGGCGCAGCAGTTCGCGGGCTTAAAGTTTGGAGGGATCATCGCCGCCACCCCTGGTGAAGTACATGAGCGAGCCCTCGAAGTGCGAGAAGCGGTAGCCGATGCCCGCGAGCGCGTCGATGATCTCTTTTGCCTCGTCCATTGTCAGTCTCGACTTCTTGACAGTTATTACTTCGAATCCCTCCGTGTATTCATTGCAGTGAATGAGCATTGACATCACCCCAGAATTGCCTCGACCTCCAGAATCTCTCGTTCGACACTCTCAAGAAATTCCTCGATCAGGTCGTCGCTCTCTCTGAAAACATAGGTGACGTACCCATCTTTGATCGTTATGCACAAATGGAGTTCTTCAAGAAGGTTTGCGAGCTTCTTTCTGTAGTTTCTGCACTTCCTGAAGTAGTACTCTCCATCCCGCTCTTCCACGAGTTTAAGCTGTTTGAGCTTCTCCAGAATGTGCGGTTTTGCCTCGACCCTGATGATCGCCAGCCCATTCTTGAGAACCGGTGCGAATGGCATCACTCTCCCCCTCCGAGAAAAGCCTCTCTCAGCTTCTCATCAGCCTCTTTGATCTTCTGCAGAACTTCCTCGATGTCCGTGCCGTTGTAGCTGATCTCCCAGCCGTAATCCCCTCTGGTCCCTCTCTTCAGCGTCACTTTCAGCTCCTGCTCCCTGAAGTTGTAGTGCTCGTGCCTGACAATCTGCTCGTCAGACATTGCTGTTCACCTCCAGCTCGGAATGGAGTTCGGGGTAGTACTGCCTCAGCAGATCCTCTATCGCCGTTACAATCGCATGAGACCTGCTCTTGAACTCTCCAGACTTGACAAGCTTGTCCAGCAGGTAAAGCCTGTCGAGTCTCATCTGGAAGCTGACCATGGTCTTCTCCTGACTAAGCCACCTGAAGAGCTCACTGCTGTCGGGCATCTGTGGTCACCTCCTCCTCATTCTCCAGAACCTTATACTTCGAAACAAGCTCTCTGATTGCTGTTCTGACTGCATCGCTGACGTTCATGAACAGCCCCCTGTCAACGAGCTCCTTCAGCGCCTCCGCATCAGCCCTTGCTACCCTCACATTCAGATACTCTCCATCCACAACTTTTGCCCGACTCACGGTTTAATCACCTCAATTACTTTACTATTGCTATATTAGCGAGCGCCTATATTTATACTTTACGATTACTTTACTTTTGTTACATGATATCTGGAATAAGCACACAAAGAGATTACAATTGTAAAACTATTCCAAAAATATTATGAATAGCCTAACCGACTCACAACACCGAAACACTCATTAATTATTTATACGTAGAGATGGTAAAACAATAGTATGGTAAAACAAAGAGCGGTAACGGACCAAGACCGAAAATCTGTTCAAATGAATATTACAGTCTCTCCAATCCTCAAACGAGAGCTCGAAGAGCTGGTCGAGAGAGGTTATTTCTCTAATGTTTCGGATGCAGTGAGATATGCAATCCACGAGATGCTTGCAAGATTCAGAGCTGAGGGGAGACTTCCACCAGACTCAGCAGAGGAGAGAATCAGACACGCTCGACTGATAGAAGAAAGAGAAGGTGAGCTGGAATGAGTTCACTTGGCGTCCAACTGCATCTTGGCAGTTATAACAGCCTCAAACACAACCCGTGCATTCTGAACATTCCTCTCATCGCTGAAATCCCTGTCCAGCACTTCATCAAGAATCGCTTTGAGCCTTCTGTATGTCTCTTCAAGCTTTTCATTGTCGGCTTCAATTCGAACCCCAAAAATCTCGGAAAGCTTCTCCATGGGCTGAGGTCTTCAATGGACTTTAAAAATCTGGGTCGGGTGATGTTATGACCAATTATCTCATGTTGCTGATCCTGTATAAAAAAGAGGGGCGATCAGAGGAGCTTGCAGATAAGTTAAAACTTGATGGAATCAAGCTTAAAGAGCTGTATAGGGTTTTAAGCCATGAAAAATTGCCTAATTCGCATCTCGGTCGTAGAGTGGATTGTATAGCCATACTGGAAGTGGAAGAGAGAGCGATTAGGAATCAGGCACTTGTGAATCTTCTCAAAACCCTTGAGAAATACTGGGATGTCGATTGGCACATCCCAGTTCAGAAGGTGTACGATGAAGAACGCACTGAAGAATTTGTTTAGAGGTGTTGTAAGTGAATAGTGGTGACTGTCAATCTCAGAATCAGCAGAGGAGAGAATCAGACACGCTCGACTGATAGAAGAAAGAGAAGGTGAGCTGGAATAGGTTTGAGGGGGTGGTAGGCTGGAAAAATCTGCTGCTAATCTGAGTAAGGAGGATTTTTTGAAGATGCTCGAGGGATTCAGAGAAGAAATAGACGGGATGGCTAAGATGCTCGAAGGTGCGGCCAAGCTGAGGGAATTCGAGGAGAAGACAGGTTACAGAGTTTTGACAGGAACGCTACCAAAAGAGATTGCAAGGATGATCGAAGATGGGGCTTTAGACGAGGTGCTAAGAGGAGTCAATGTAGGTGAAGTTCTAAAGCTCTTTGACTCGCTTATGAGAATCCTTGACCTTCTGAACGAAATACAGGAGACTGACGTGGAGTCTGTGGATTTGAAAGAACTTGAGGAAATCAAAAATTCTGCTGAAGCGATCAGGAAGACAATAAACGAGTTCGTGACACAGGTGAGTTAGATGGCAGAAGTTATCCCCATGTACAGGATGGTGCATCCAGAATTTAAATTAAAAAGTCTCTCAGAGATCATATCCAGCATGCTCAATAGAGAGAAAGAGGTTGTTTATCTCAGAACGATCCCTGTTGGTGAAGCAAAAAAGCTCGTTCTTGATTACATCGAGAGACATCCGGGCTGCTGGACAGAGGAGATATTCATGAATCTTCGCCTTGACCCGCTGCTTGTTTCTAAAGTGCTCAGAGAGCTTGAGAAGGAGGGTCTGATTGAAGGGAGAATCGAATGACATTATCTACTTCGAATCTGCACTCATAATTGCGAGGGAAATAAAGCTCGAGAAAAAGCCTGTGCATACTACGAGCAGACATAAAGCGATGATTGCCAAAGCCAAAAATGGGTACATCGATATCAGAAAAAGATGGTACAAGAGAGTTTGAAAATGGCGGCAAAACAAAGACAAAAATATGAGATCAGGGGAGACAGGGCACAATTGGTGCTTGATGGATACACAAGAGCAATTCTCGAAGAACTCATGTCCACCGGCGACTTCAAGTCCACCTCCCAGCTTTTGCAGATTGCAGTGATCAACCTGTACAAGGACTACGAAGCGAAGGGTAAGCTGAGAAAACCACCAGACTCAGCAGAGGAGAGAATCAGACACGCTCGACTGATAGAAGAAAGAGAAGGGGAGGTAGATTAG